CTACACTAGCCAATCAGGCACAGAAGCTCTGTTTAACGAAGCAGACACTGACTTCTCTGGTGAGGGTACTCATGCTGGTTCAAACCCAGTGGATGGTTCTTACACTACAGGTACTGGTGTATCTACATCAACTGCTGAAGGTTTTGGTGATTCTACTTCTCTTGCTCAAGTAGCATTCTCTATTGATAAAACCACAGTAACTGCTAAATCTCGTGCGTTGAAAGCAGAATACACGATTGAATTGGCACAGGATCTGAAAGCGATTCATGGTCTGGACGCAGAAAGCGAACTCTCCAACATCCTTTCACAAGAGATTCTTGCTGAAATTAACCGTGAAGTTATTCGTACAATTTACAAAGTTGCTAAAACAGGTGCTGCTTCTACTGCAACTGCTGGTACTTTTGACCTTGACGTTGATTCAAACGGTCGTTGGTCAGTTGAACGCTTCAAGGGCTTGCTGTTCAATATCGAACGTGATGCTAACGCGATTGCACAAGATACTCGCCGCGGCAAAGGCAACTTCATCATCTGTTCTTCAGATGTTGCAAGCGCCTTGGCAATGGCTGGTGTTCTTGATTACACTCCCGCACTCAGCACCAACTTGAATGTTGATGATACTGGTAATACTTTTGCTGGTGTACTGAATGGTCGATACAAAGTGTATGTAGATCCGTATAGTGCCAACACTGGTGCAGCTTCTCAGTTCTACGTTGTTGGTTACAAAGGCACCAGCCCGTATGACGCAGGTATTTTCTACTGCCCTTACGTTCCGTTGCAAATGGTTCGTGCAATTGATCCTAACACCTTCCAGCCGAAAATCGGCTTCAAGACTCGTTACGGTATGATTGCTAACCCCTACGTAACACAGTCCAACGGTACTATTGATGCGGATACTTTCACATCAGCTCGTAACCAGTACTACAGAAAAGTCAAGGTAACAAACTTGATGTAAGAATAAAAAGAATCCCTAAAGGGACATTTTTAAGGGGCTATTCGTAGCCCCTTTTTTTATGTTTAAAAATTGCATTGACAGATGTCTAAATTCTTGATATTATATATAGTGTATTAAAGTAACAATGTCGTTACTTTAAGTAACTTTAAAAACAAGGATTTAAAATTTATGAGTAACCGTAGGATGATAGCATCAGTGACTTTTTCAACATTTGCAATGGTTTGTTTTATAGCTTTACCATTTTTTGTGATCTTAAAAACTTCAATCGGAATGTAATGTTTAAGTATTATAAATAGTGTCATCGAAAAGGTGACACTATGGCATACATTCCAACATCTACTATTACAGAAGCAACATTTGCGGCAGGTAATCCATCTGAACTAGATTACATGAGACCTAATGGTTTCAAGTTTCTAGTGCATAATATTCCTAACGTTTCGTTTTTCTGTCAATCAGCAAATATCCCCGATGTTACCTTAGGGGTGGCTACACAAGCCACTCCTTTGATTGACTTTCCTTTGCCAGGAGAAAAGATTTCATTTGGTGAACTTAACATAAGATTTCTTATACAAGAAAACATGGCAAACTATAATGAAATATATAATTGGATGAGAGGTTTAGGTAGCCCAGAAAGCTCCGATGAATATACAAATTATGTTCAATCTCAAATATATAGATTTCCAGGTAAAACTGTTGTTAATGCAACAGCCGCTTTAACAAGTGAAGCATCGTTGTTCATTTTAAATTCTAATAATATTCCTTTTATAAAAATTGTTTTTCAAGAAGTTTTTCCAGTTGCTTTAAGTGGACTAGATTTTGATTTAGGAAATTCTGAATACTTTCAAGGTTTAGCATCATTCAGGTATAGACAGTATAAGATTGAAGCCGCTTAACAGATTTTTTTCTCGTATAAATAATGTTGTAATTTTTGAGATTTAAAAATATATTATTTATGGGAGTTATCAATGATAACATTGAATGAATTACAAGATCAATGGACATCAGATTGCAAAATTGATGAATTGAATTTAGGTACCGCGTCAACTAAAACACCTGAACTTCATGCAAAATATCTTAATCACCTAACAACATTTAAATTGCAACTCAGAAAATATGAGTCGCAAATGTTATCTTTGCGTAGACTAAAGTGGAAATACTATAGAGGAGAACTCTCTAAAGAGGAACTCTTAGAATTAGGTTGGTCACAATATTTAGGCAATCATCCTTTAAAAAATGAAATGATAGAATTTCTAGACAGTGATCCAGACGTAATAAAAGTTGTGGATAAGATTGAATATATTAAAGCATGTTTATATCAGTGTGAACTTATAATGAAATCTTTGAGCAGCAGAACATGGGATATCAAGTCGGCCATTGAATGGCACAAATTTACAAATGGTCTAATGTGATAAAAGTTACTAAAATAAATGAAGTGTATTTGAGAATAACTACTGATCCTAGTATTTCGCAAGAACTCAATGACTTCTTTACCTTTGATGTTCCTGGCGCTAAGTTTATGCCACTCTATAAAAATAGAATGTGGGATGGTAAAGCGCGGTTATACAATATGTATAGAAGAGAACTATATGTGGGGCTATTGCCTTATCTAAAAGAGTTTGCAAATACATTAGAGTACCCTATAGAACTTGACATGGAGAATATAGGTGATCCAGTATCAACAGAATATGTTGAGAATTTTGCAAAGTCTTTAAAATTACAAAGTCAGGAAAAAGATATTGAAATACGAAACTATCAAATTGAAGCAGTTAAACACGCAATAAATACTGGAAGAAGTCTGTTACTATCTCCAACTGCATCAGGCAAGTCGCTTATAATTTATACTCTTATAAGATATCATCAACGTTTTGATCGTAAACAACTAATTATTGTTCCTACCACTTCATTGGTTGAACAACTGTATGGTGACTTTCAAGACTATGCAACAAAAGAAAATTGGCAAGTATCAGAAAACTGTCACCGAATTTATGGCGGCAAAGAAAAAACAAATGATTATCCAATAACAATATCTACTTGGCAATCAATATACAAATATCCAAAGTCTTGGTTTGATAAGTTTGATGTAATATATGGTGATGAAGCACACCTGTTCAAAGCAAAATCATTAACAACTATTTTAGATAAGTGTGTAAACTCTAAGTATCGAATAGGAACTACGGGTACATTAGACGGATCCAAAACTCATAAATTAGTTCTTGAAGGTATATTCGGTACTGTAAAGCATGTAACTACTACTAAAAAATTGATGGACACAAATCGAATAGCAGAATTAAAAATAGTTGCTATGGTTTTAGATTATCCTGAAAGTGATAGAAAATCCATGAAAGATATGACGTATCAGGAAGAAATGGATTGGCTTGTTAGTAATAACAAAAGAAATATAATTATAAGAAATTTATCCATAACACAGAAAGGTAATACTCTTGTTCTGTTTCAGTATGTAGAAAAGCATGGTCGAATAATATTCGATATGATTAATAATAAAATAGGTGATACTAGAAAAGTCTTTTTTGTATTTGGAGGAACTGATACTGATACTAGAGAACAGATTCGTGCTATTACTGAGAATGAAAATGATGCAATTATTGTTGCCTCTTATGGCACATTCAGCACGGGTATAAATATAAGGAACTTACACAATATTGTTTTTGCATCACCTAGTAAAAGCAGAGTAAGAAATTTACAAAGTATTGGTAGAGGATTACGAAAAGGAACTGATAAACTTTCATGTAATCTATTTGATATTGGTGACGACTTACAATGGAAATCTAAAAAGAATTATACTTTGATACATATGATAGAACGAATAAAATTATACAATGAAGAAGGTTTCAATTATAAACTAGTAAGGATTCCGATTGATGGACAATAATTATCAAGTAATTAGATTAATTAATGGTACTACTATTGTAGGCGATATCATCACATCTTCAGATGAGTTTATAATTCAATATCCTCTAGAAGTACATTTTAAACCTGTAATGAACTCTGAAGGAAAACTTACAGGTGAACAAATGACGCTAAGGCCTTATTTGATATTAACAAGAGAAACTGAAATTTGTATAGATCCTTACAACGTAATGACTTGCAATCCTTTAGATGAACGTTTAAACTTTTCATATGAAGAGATGGTATCCACTGCATATAAAAAGAATATTAATTTCGAAGGTAACTTCTACAAAGAAGACCACAGTGTAAACAGTTCTGATGATTTAAGTGAAAATGAACTTGATTACTTGAAAGATTTACTTGATAAGTTACAGAGTGGTGATGAAGTCATACATTGATTTATCCCTTTCTTTCTAACAAAGCAATTATATCAATTAGAAAAAACCATGTCAAGCATTTTTTGCACTTGACAAACATAAATTATTGTAGTATTATAGTATATTAAAGTGAGGCGTAAATAAATTATGGCAAAAACATCAGTTCATTATATTGACAATAAAAAGTTCTTCCAAGCAATGAAAGAGTGGAAGAATGAAATCTCTATTTCTGAATCCGCAGGAAATAAACGACCCCAATGCACCAACTATTTGGGGGAATGTTTTGTTAAAATTTGCAATCATCTTGCATATAAATCTAATTTTGTAAACTATACTTTCCGAGATGAAATGATTCTTGATGGTATTGAAAACTGTTTACGATATGCTGATAGATTTAATCCTGAAAAGAGTGAGAATCCTTTTGCATATTTTACACAAATAACATACTACAGTTTTATACGCCGTATCAAAAAAGAAGCCAAGCACACTGAAACTAAACTTAGATATTTACAGAGTATTGACCTACAACAATTGTTAGATGAAATTGAAGGTGGTGGTGATAACTATGAATATCTAAATTGGATCCAAAGTCAAATAGACAACAATGCTAAACAAAAAGAAGATTTTGCTAAAGCATCACCTACAGTCTTTAAAAGAAGACCTAAATACTTTGATGAGTCTAAATCTGAAAGTTCTTCAGACAATGAAATTATAGATGATGTTGATGAGTTTGAATTGGACGAAGAAGTTGAAGAATTGCTTGACAAAGAGGTTTAAATAAAATATAATAGTATATTATTTTTATATTGTGTAAAGGATAAAAGATGAGAATTCGTTACTCTGAAATGTTTTGGTCGTTTCAAGGCGAAGCAGAACTAGCAGGAACACCTTCTGTTTGGCTTAGATTTTTCGGTTGCAATTTAGAGTGTAATGGATTTGGTCAAGATCATCCAACACAACCTGATACTTGGGAACTTCCTTATAAAGATTTTGATTTGATTGCAGTAGATCGACTAGAAAATCTTCCTGTTTGGAATAAAGGGTGTGATTCTTCTTATTCGTGGTCAAATAAATTTAAACATCTTGCTAAAGACACTGATGTTGATGGTGCTTGTGATCAAATAGAATCTCTCCTACCTCTAGGTAAATTTACACACCCAGTAAGTCAACAGGAAAATATGTTGTCTTTCACTGGGGGTGAACCTATGTTACAACAAAAACAAATGAAAGAAATTGTAAACACACTTGTGCAACGCGGTAATATACCTAAACTTATTACAGTTGAAACAAATGGAACAAAGAAGTTAAACAAAGAATTGCAAACTTATATTAATGAATATCTTTATGATATAGGTGTTCGTTGGCATTGGGCAATTAGTCCAAAATTATTTAATACTTCCGGTGAAGTTGGACAGGTGCTTGTAGATACATTTATGTCATATATTGACAGTACAAAAAGCACTGGTATTATAAAATTTGTCTGTAATGGTTCTGAAGAAAGCTGGCAAGAAATAGAATATTGTGCCAATGAAATTCGACTATTTAGCAAAAGGGCAGAGATATCTACTCCTGATATTTGGATTATGCCTGTAGGTGCAACAAAAGAAGAACAGGAAAATGTAGAAAGTATTTGTAATTCAGCAATGCAAAAAGGATACAAAGTTGCTACAAGAAATCATTGTTATGTTTACGGTAATAAAATAGGCACATAGTATGGAAACAGTTAATATTTCTTGGCAACAAATTGAAAATGAAGTAAATAAAATTGCAAATACTATTTTATCTAAAAAAGATAATTTTGATGTTGTAATTGGACTTTCTCGTGGAGGTCTAATTCCAGGTGTAATGTTATCTCATAAACTTAACTTGCCTTTTATTCCTCTTGTTTGGCAGACAAGAGATGGATCTAAAAAAGATAAAAAGTTACTTAAACAATATAATAAAGAAACTACACTAGTGATTGACGACTTGATTGATTCTGGTAAAACATTTTATGAGGTGATTAAAGTTGCCCCTAATGTTAAATACGCTGCTTTGTTTGACAAACAGCTCTCATTGAATTCAGAATATTTTTCAAAAAATCTTGACTATTGTGGTTCATTATTATATAATGATAATAGATGGTTAATTTTTCCATGGGAAAGTTCATGAGAACTAGTGATATTATACGTGTCGGTTACCATGCGGATGGTGTAAGAGGCCCCGATCACATGTACATTGTACATATGTTTGAGGACAATATTTTAATCGAAGCCCGTGAATTACCAAACAAAAGCAAATGTTATGCAGAATCTTTAGCTAAAAACTGGGAAGAAGGTATTATAGAAAATGATAAGTGATGATATAAAACAACGTTTGGTCAAAGCAAATAAAAGATTTTTTGCTTCGGATAATGTTTCTGAGTACATCTACGATGGTGAAAAAGAACTTCTTATAAAAGAATTGTCTTCCAAATTTGAAAGTGTGCTGGATAGTCTTATTATTGATCGTATTAATGATCCTAATTCTCAAGGCACATCTAAGCGACTAGCTAAAATGTATGTGAACGAACTTATGTCAGGGCGTTATGACGCAATGCCAAATGCTACAGCATTTCCTAATCATGTAGATGATGGATACAAAGGCATGCTTGTTGTACGTAGCGAACTCAATTCAATGTGTTCTCATCATCATCAACCTGTTAGTGGTGTAGCGTATATTGGTATTATTGCTGCTGAAAAACTCATTGGTTTATCTAAATACACCCGCATTGCTCAGTGGTGTGCAAGAAGAGGAACACTACAAGAAGAACTTTGTAATGATATTGCGCGTGAAATTATGACAGCTACAGGTAGTGTAAATGTTGGAGTATATGTTCAAGCGGAACATGGGTGTTGCACTAATAGAGGTATAATGGCACATAGCTCATTAACACAAACTACCGTTCTTAAAGGAAGTTTTTTTAATGATCCTAGTACTAAAAAGGAATTTTTCGATAACATCAAACTTCAACAAGACTTTTCCCGATGATCATAAAACCTAATCAACCTCAATTTGTAGTGGACTTAGAAACACTCAGTACTCGTGCTAATGCATGTATAGTTTCTATTGGTGTAGTTAAATTCACAATTCAAGATGGTATTCTTGAAGAGTTTTTTGTAAATGTTGATCCTGCTTCATGTAAAGAATATGGTTTACATTTCGATAAGGATACTATTGAATGGTGGACAAAACAGAGCAAAGAAGCAAGAGAATCATGGCAAAAAGATCCTGTTTCATTGCCTGAAGCACTACATAGACTTACCGATTTCTATGAAGAAAAAAGTCCAATATGGGGTTTCGGTGCTAATTTTGATATAACAATATTAGAGTCTGCATATTATGCTGTTGGTTATAACAAAGATAAAAAAGATGGTGAACATTTACCTTGGAAATTTTGGGACATTTATTGCCTTAGAACATTATCAAATATTGTTAATAAAAAATTACAGAAAACTGGTATCAATCACAACGCCTTACATGATGCTATTGCAGAAGCTAAATTAATTATAGAGATATTAAAATCATGAAATTAGAATATGTAGCATCAGGCACTTCTTTTATGAGGTTGGCAAATCCAATTCTAATAAATGATCAGAAAAGTGTTGAATTGATCAATAACATTTTTAATCACTTTTTTAAAAATCAACCTGGTCATTATTTTTCATTATTATATAATGCATGGGCAGAAAGTAATTTTGGTGAGAGGTTGAGTAATTTTAAACCTTCTATTCATAATTTACACGCTGATTCAGGAGGTTTGCAGATGATAACACTTGCACACAACATTCCTAAAGGAGTGAATATGAATGATCTTAAAGAAGAAGTGTATCTTAACCAAGCGAAGTGGGCAGATGTAGGTATGTGTTTTGATGAGATACCAGTAATCACAACTGGATTTTCTGATAGAAATAATGTCAGCAATAGATATTTTGATAGAAAAAATCGCAATGTTTATGCTAAACAAACAGGCGAAAATATTAAAAGACAACTTGAAGTTTTTAAGAATAATAACAGTACATGTAAACCGTTTATGATCTGTCAAGGCGGTGATTTGGATACTTACTTGGATTGGATTAATACTGTATTAGATGTTGTTCCTAAAGAGGATCACAAAAATATTGCTGGTGTAGCTATGGGAGGTGCAGCATTAGGCACTGGTCCTCTTGAAGATATACAACGTGCATTTTTTGCCAGTCAAGTACCTATTAGAGATGAAAATGGTAAACTACATCTACATATTTTAGGAGTGGGTTCACTATCTAGAATGGTGCCGTATCTTATTTTTCTTCAAAATGGATTATATGGTGATGTACACATATCGTATGATTCTACTACACATACTAGAGCAGTTGAAACTGGTGTGTATTATATGTTAGGAGAATCAAAAAAAGGATTGTTTGTTTCAGGGGCTCCTAAAACATTAAAATATGATAGGGCAAGATCAGCAGAGTCTGTTGTAGAAGGAAAGCCTTTAGAGGCAAATCCAGGGAATGCATATAAAATCATGCTTGAAGATATTCAAAAGTACTATCCTTTAAATGTATCACTAAAAAAGTTTCATGAGTGTTTAAATACTCCTTGTATTCCTTATTATGAAATGCATAACGAAATTTCAACTTGGTATCAATGTAGAACTGCTTTATGTTGTTCAAGTATTAAGAACTTTATGTTTGCAGTTGAAAATTTGATGAGTAATAAACAAGAACTGATTAATTTAGCTAAAACTAAATATCCACCAGAATCAGTTAATCAATTGTTTGAAATAAAGGATGTTGACAGTTTTAACAAATGGTTTGAGACATGGTCACCCATTTTTAAACGTAATAAAAAATCTAAGAGCATTTCTCACATAGCACCTAAAGAAAAACCCTCATTAGAGTTATTTTTTGTTTAATTTAATCTTGACAAACACTAAAAATGTGTGTATATTAAACTATAGTATTAATAATCATGTAGCAATTCAATCAGGAGTATATCATGGATACACAAAAAGTTAGAAATGCAATCGTAGAAGTGTCAAACGCAATGACAAGAGCCCAAGCTGAACGAGAACTTATTCGTGAAATTGCAAAGAAGATTCATGAAGAAGAAGGTCTTAACAAAAGAGTGTTTCGTAAAATTTGCACAGTGTATAACCGAGGCAACTTTGCAGATGAGACTACTCTGAATGAGGAGTTTGAGACTACATTCACTAATGTTATGAGTTAATTATGAATATATTTGCCCTACATCAAGAAACAAAACCTTCTGCTATAATGCACTGTGACAAACATTGTGTAAAAATGATTGTAGAATATGCTCAGTTGATGTCCACAGCACATCGCTTTCTTGATGGTGAATATTATGCAGGTAAAACAGTAAAAGGTCATAATATCAAGCGATATCGTATGAAACTTGATATTATGGAAAACAACTTGTATAAGGCTAGTCATATTAATCATCCATCAGCAGTGTGGGTTCGTCAATCAAAATACAATTATGAATGGTTGTATTCTCTGTGGCGAGAACTAATGAGCGAATATACTTTTCGCTATGGTAAAAATCATGCGTGTGAAAAACTTATACCGTTTCTAAGTAATGTACCTAATAAAATTGGTATAAATCAGTTTACGATGCCTACACCTGCAATGCCAGACATTTACAAAGTCAGTAGCGTAGTAGAATCATACAGAAATTATTACCGTGGCGATAAAAGAAAATTTGCTACTTGGAAGAATCGTAGTATACCGGAGTGGTTTTAATGGCAACAACTAATAGATATATAAAAGTTAGTTTTCAAAAAGAAGGGATACATAATTATCCCTTAGCACCAAAAGAAGTCGAGTTTCTTCAATATCCACATCGTCATATATTTTATTTTTATGTAACACTGCAAGTATGGCATGATGATAGAGATGTGGAATTTATTTTATTTAAACGTGAACTTCAAACTCTTTTTAATGATGTAATTTTGCAAGTAGACTATAAATCTTGTGAAATGATAGCAGATGATTTGTTAGATTATATTGAAGTCAATTATCCGAATAGATATGTGCAAGTAGAAGTGTATGAAGATAATGAAAACGGAGCGATTGTAAATAATGAAACTAATATATGTACCCCTCGAACACATTGATGGTAGATACACGATCCATATGGATCGTGATATAGAGAAGTATCTATTATCACATGGCATTGACTACGTAAAAATAATCCCGACCCTAAAAACACCATCGCTGCCGAAAGGTATGTTTTTGAATGCTCCGTTTACTACTAAGTTTAAATCTTTGCAAATGGCTGAAATAGCTAGTATGTACGAGCGAGGTGAAATCGCTGATGATGATCAGTTTTTCTTCAGTGATTTGTGGTTTCCAGGTTTAGAAAGTATAGCTTATATGAATTATTTTTGTAAAGTGAATCCAAAAATAACTGGAATAATTCATGCTGGTAGTTTTACTGATACTGATTTTGTTCGTGATATGGAAAGATGGGCTAAAAACTTTGAAGATATAATCTTTGATATTAGTGATACTATTTTTGTAGCTAGTGAATTTATCAAAAAAGATATTCTCAAAAAAAGAATAGTATCAGAACAAAAATTAGTAGTTACTGGATTGCCATTAGATGATTATGGTTTAAATCTATATAAAGATGTACAAGTTAAAGAAAATACTGTAATATTTAATGGTAGACTGTGTGATGAAAAACAACCTTGGTTGTTTGATGAATTAGAACGTAAGGTAAAGGCTAAATTGGGAAATGAAATCTTATTCATAAAAACACAAGAACAAAATTTGAATAAAAAACAATATTATGATTTACTTGCCAGAAGTAAAGTAGTAGTAAGCTATGCACTACAAGAAAATTTTGGTTTTGGTGTGGCTGAAGCTACTTATCTTGGGTGTGTGCCAGTATTGCCCAATCGACTAGTGTATCCTGAATTGTATGATAGTAAGTATTTGTATAATAACTTTGAAGAAAGTGTTGATTTAGTGTGTAATGCTATTGTTAATTATCAATATCCAAAATAT